ACTTCAACTTCAACTTCAACTTCAACTTCAACTTCAACTTCAACTTCAACTTCAACTTCAACTTCAACTTCAACTTCAACTTCAACTTCAACTTCAACTTCAACTTCAACTTCAACTTCAACTTCAAAGAGAAGAGAAGAGAAGAGAAATTCAGTTAGGGTTCTCAAAATTAAAAATAAACCCCCTTAAAAGTTCGGGGGAAACTAGTAGTTAACTTTTCAAAAATGGACATTTTAAAAATGTCCAATTTTGAAAAACTGGAGGTAAATGTTTGTAAAAAGTTCATTTTACTCGGTCGTCGGGCAAAATACCAAAAAAATCATTCAAAAGTTGTTACCATAATTTTTTTTATTTTTATTTGAAAAAAGAATTTAAAAAAAAATTCCTTGCCTATAATATATAATTTAGGCAATGAATAATTCTCATAAAACTCCCAAATTATTTTTTTGTGAAACTTGTGACTATTCTACATATAATAATAGTGATTTTAAAAAACATATTTCTACCCGTAAACATATAAAAATGACAAATAATGAAAATTTGGCAATGTTAGGCAAGGAAAAATTCTCGGTAGGTTCTTCAAACTATAATTGCTCTTATTGTAATTATAATATAAATAATAAATCAAGTTATGATAAGCATTTATTATCAGAAAAACATAAAAAGAATGTTAATGGAGAACCTATTGAAGCTAAATACAATTGTTCTCAGTGTACTAAAGAATATTTGAATTACAATGCTTTATGGAAACATAAAAAACATTGTGTTGTTATTAAAGAAAGAGAACCTGAACCTGAACCTGAAGCTGAACTATTAGAAAATAAATTTATTCATAGCAATTCACCAATAAAAGAATTATTTATGGAAGTATTTAAAGAAAGTAAAGAGTTACAAAATGTTCTCATTGAACAAAACAAAGAGCTACAAAATAAGTTGTTGGAAAAAGAAAATCAATTGCTGGAACAAAATGAACAACATCATAAAGAAATCATAGAATTGACTAAGAAACAAACCACCAATATCAATACACAAAATAATACAAATAACAATCAGTTCAATCTACAATTTTTCTTAAATGAAACGTGTAAGGACGCCATGAATATAGTTGATTTTGTGAATTCGTTACAACTAACAACAGACGATTTTGAAACAACAGGAAAATTAGGCTTCGTAGAAGGTATTTCTCGGATATTCATAAAAGAATTGAAAAAATTAAACACAGAAAAACTCCCTATTCATTGTACGGATTTAAAACGCGAAACTGTTTATATAAAAGACAATAATATATGGGAAAAAGAGAACAATGAAAAACAGAAATTGAAATGGACAATAGATCGCATAGCACAATTGAATTTGGTACAACATCATAACTGGCAAGAAAAATACCCTGTATGTATAGAGAACAATACAAAGGAAAACGAATATTTTTTCAAATTGGCGGCAGTTGCTTTGGGAGGAAAATGTGAAGACGAAAAAGATAAATACCGAGAAAAAATTATGAGAAATGTTCTCAAAGAAGTGGTACTGGATAAACAATCTGGGAAACATTCGATTGCTATACACCCTTAATAAGGAAGGGTTTTATTTCATATATTCTTGAAAGAGAGACTTGAAAGAGAGACTTGAAAGAGAGACTTGAAAGAGAGACTTGAAAGAGAGACTTGAAAGAGAGACTTGAAAGAGAGACTTGTTATATATAAATATTACTATAATTATATATATCGGGAAATGAGTAAGATATCGGGAAATGAGTAAGATATCGGTATAACGGTTAGTTTAACGGTCATAATAAATTGAAATCCTTATTAATCGTTTATTTCCAGTAAGAGAACTATTGAAAGGGAGGGGGCTTAATGGGGAACCGCAGGTTCCCTGTAGAAAATTGAAATCCTTATTAATCGTTTATTTCCAGTAAGAGAACTATTGAAAGGGAGGGGGCTTAATGGGGAACCGCAGGTTCCCTGTAGAAAATTGAAATCCTTTTTGTGTTAAAATAAAAGTCAAATCAAAACAAATCAAATCAACAACGATGGACTCAATAGATACAGTATATCAAATTAAATTAGATAATGAAAAAAAACAAAAATTAAATACAATAAAAATGTTAGCATTTTATGTAGCATTGAACCTGGGTAAAGGACGTGATGAAGGGGTTTATCAAAAGGCTTTATGTTTAGAATTACAAAAACACAATATATTATATAATGTAGAAGAAACAATACCAATAATGTACAATGGTGTTGGGGTTGGTTACGAGCGTTTAGATATTATGATTTATAAATGGAATGGAGAACCATTTTCAATGATTCTAGAACTAAAAGCTACTACAAAAATAGAAACAAAGAATCATTGGCAATTATTAAGCTATATGAATTACAAAGAATGTGATTTTGGCGCTGTAATTAACTTTAATCAAGGCATTGATGGACAACCATTAGAGATTGCTTATTTAATAAGAGATGGCGATAAACCATATATTTATAGTTTAACAAGAGAACAAGGTATTTTAATGAATGCTCCTAACTATGAAACTGGTATTATTGATGACTATGCTATAACACAACTTATTCAACAAAAAAAGGCTTTAAAAGAGAAAGCTGAGAAAGAAGCAACCAAGGTTCTCAAATCCAGTAAATCTAATGTTTCACAAGATGCCCCTTCCCTTACTAATAAAAAAACCAAAAAAAATAAACAAAAGATAGTAGACAATGATGAAGACGTGAATAACAAACGAAGAATAGAAACATAATAATAGGTATAGTGTAATTTTATATTTGTAATTTTATTAAATAAAGTTTTTTTATTCATGGGGAGAACCTGGAAGTATATATCGGGAAATGAGTGAGATATCGGGAAATGAGTAGGATATTTGTATAACGGTTATGTTAACGGTCATAATAAATTAAAATCCTTTTTAATCGTTTATTTTTCATTAAGAGAACATATTAAGAGAACTTATTAAGAGAACATCGTAAGAGAACATCGTAAGAGAACTTATTAAGAGAATTGCTGAAAGGAAGGGGTATTAGGGGAAACCTTGGTTTCCCTACAAGGTTTCCCGCAAAAAATTGAATTACTTTTTTTCTATAATATTGAAGATAATTACAATCCAAATCAATTTATAACAACTCTTATAACAGCTCTCTTTTTAATATAATTTTATTTCTATTCGTTTACTATATCAAAGATATACTTTTTATATTTATAATATGGAATCTACTAATAATACTTCTCCTCTTCTTCTACCTACTGATAACACACCTAACACACCTAACCCACGCAAACCTAACCTCCCTGCTAAATTTCAAAAATATCTCGCTTTTGCTTTCTTCTTCTCTAATCTTTTGAAGGATAATAACCTCATTAACCACGACAATTTTTATAAAGCTCTTTCTCTCTTTAATGCTTTTGATTCCATTCACTCTCAAACTTCTTTCTTTCACTCTTTCGAACTCAACTTCAAACCTCTTCTTAAATCTTTTAAACTTCTTCTTAAAGAGCGTGAAAAAAGCAATAAACCTAAAAAATCTAAAAAATCAAATAAAACAAATACTAGTACTTCTGATGAAGCACTCATTAACGCAGAAGAAACTTCTGAACATACAGAAAAACCAAAGAAGCAACGCAAATCCAAGAAAAATACTGAAGTACCAACTACTGAAACTCTTGCTAACAACGAAGAAACTTCTGACACAGCAGAAAAACCAAAAAAACAGCGTAAATCCAAGAAAAATACTGTTACTGTTGAGGAAACTCCAACTAACAACGAAGAAACTTCTGAAACAGCAGAAAAACCAAAAAAACAGCGTAAATTTAAAAAAGAAAAGAAAGGTTCTCAAAATACTGAAGAAAAAAGTGATTTAATCCATGAATTATTAACTCTTGCTAACAGTGAACCAGATGAAGTATAAATTTCAAAAATAATATATAAATAAAAAATCATAAAAATTAGGCGAAAGCCTTTTTTTTATTGTTCCTTTTCTAAAACAATATAAATAAATTATTATATATAATTATTAAAAACATTATGAAAGTATTGTTATTATTAATAGGAACATTTTTTGTACCTACAATTTTTTCGTTCGCTCCAAAATGTAATATAAATATGTTAAATAAAGATACAGCCAATGAAGCGTTAAAATATAAAAATATTTTACGCGAAACAACTTACAATTCATTAATATCAAAAATTAAAAAACATGATATTGATAAAGTATTTATTACAAATAAATTAGATAATGTAATTAGTGAAGATATAAATTCAGAAGGAGATATTATGACTGATTATTCTATAACAAAAATAAACCAAGCAGTTGTAAAATCAATAGTAGATGAAAGTATTAACAATAATGTAGAAACATATTTTTTACAAGAACCTCAATTATCAGGATTTGATATAGTAGCTAATAACTTATTTATATTTGCTGGTAATTACGTAATACCTTTTTTAATGTTATCGTTTATTATATCATTATTTCGAAATCAAGCAAATACTTCAGGAGGATTTCCTGGAATGCCAATGATGCCTGGAAAAAAAGATATAGATGCTGATAAAATAAATATGATAAAAGCAAACATTTCATTAAGTAGTTTTGCTGGTAGTCCAGAAATTTTTGAAGAATGTACTGAAGTTGTTTCCTATTTAAAGAACGATACAATATATAAACAAGCTGGTGCGGAAATACCAAGAGGAATTCTATTAGAAGGACCACCCGGAACAGGAAAAACATTATTAGCAAAGGCAATAGCAAGTGAGGCAGAAGCAAATTTCATTTCAATTGCGGCAAGTGAATTTGTAGAATTATTTGTAGGAATGGGAGCAGCAAAAATTCGTGCGTTATTTAAACGAGCAAGAGAGAATAAACCTTGTATTTTATTTATTGATGAAATTGATGCTGTAGGAAGACAACGCGGAGCAGGAATTAATATGGCGAATGATGAGCGAGAACAAACATTAAATCAATTATTAGCAGAGATGGATGGTTTTGCTGATAATGATGGTTTATTGATTATAGCAGCAACAAATAGAAAAGATGTATTAGATAGTGCTTTATTAAGACCAGGAAGATTTGATAGAATTATTTTAGTGCCATTACCAGATAGAGAATCACGAAAAGAAATTTTCAAAGTTCATTCGCGTAATAAAAAATTAAGCCCAAGTATAAATTTTGAATTAATATCTGAATTAACAAATGGTTTTTCAGGTGCTCAAATTAAAAATTTATTAAATGAAGCAGCAATATTTGCGTCAAGAAAAGGAGAAATAGTAATTCAAGAAATAGATTTATTAGATGCTTTAGATAAATTGATTGTAGGTCTATCAAAAAGAACAGATAATAGAAGTGATGATTCAAAAAAAAGAGTTGCTATTCATGAAACTGGACATGCTCTATTAGTTGCGTTATATGATGAATATTTTGATTTAAAAAAAGTAACAATGCAAAGCACATATAATGGTGCTGGTGGTTACACACTTTTTAATGAATATGAAAATATTACAGATAGTGGTTTATATACAAAAGATTTATTAAAGAAAAGATTAGTAATAGGAATGGGCGGAAAAGCTGCTGAAAATATATTTTATGGTGATGATTTTGTATCAGTAGGTGCGGTACAAGATTTAAAACAAACAAATTCGTTAGCACAAAGAATGATTGGTAATTATGGAATGGGAAGAGAATTAGAAGTATTTTTCAATGAAAATTTAGATAATGGAACGCCCTTTTTAGGAAGGTCTCTAGGGTCAAGTGGTAAGTATTCAGAAAAAACAAAAGAATTATTAGATAAAGAATCATTAGATTTAGTAAATAATGCTTACACAGAAGCCAAACAAATATTAATAGAAAATAAAGATAAAATGAATATTATGATAGAAGAAATGATGAAAAACTATACTTTATATGGAAAAGATGTCAAAAGAATATTAGAAATGTAAAAAATATAATATATAAGTATATTTATATATTATAATATGCCAATTAAAACAAAATATAGAAGTCCTCAAGCTATAAGAGCAGAAGAAATGAGAAACAGAGGATTACAATCAAATTTGAGTAAAAATAAAAATATTTATAAAACTGAAAAAAACGTATTTCCATTATTAAATATAGAAGGAGTAAATGATAATAGTATATTGGAAGGAGAATATGTTAATGACTATGTTAATGACGATGTTGATAACACTATAGCACTTCCAATTAGTAAAAATAATAATAATAATAATATAATTGATTACGCAATACCTATAGATGAAAATAAATCTTGGACAAACTGGTTTACTACGCAAAAAGCAACACACATTAAACCGAACAATGAAGTTGTGCCGATAACAGAAGTATATAAAAGAAATTTTAACGCAGGAAAATCAAAGAAAAACCGAAAAAATAAGAAAACAAGAAAATTAAACAAAAAAATAAAAAAAACCAGAAAATTAAACAAAAAAATAAAAAAACCAGAAAATTAAACAAAAGACGCAAATAATATTTTTATTCATTTTATTCATTTTTTTCATTTTTTTCATTATTATCAGGAATATTAGTAGCAAAAGTATTTGTAATTGGTTTTAAATAACCCAAAAACCATAATCCAATAGTAACCCACATTGAGATAATACTGTTACCGCCATTATATAAACCCCAACGTAAAGCTTGACAATGAGGCGCAGCAGCCATAAATGGAGATAAAATAAAACCCATAAATGTTGCTGGTGTACAAAATCTTACGTAAATATGAGCGGCTACATAATGAACCAAGACCCATAAAACGTAAATTCCGAAAATATTTTTAAATAAGTTTAAAAAGTTATTAGCATAATGTTGAATGCTTGGTAAATAGAACTTTACTTTATCAGTAAATTTGTTAACGAAATCCATAGTAAAATATTATAATATAAATAAGAATTAAATTATAATATAAGATAAAAATAGAATTCAATTTTTTACTTTTTACACATCTTAAATTGAATATCCCATTGTTGTAATAATTCAATAGGAATTTCTGGAAGCAAAGGGTGAGATTCCCAAAAATAGCGACAAAATGCCCATTGAAATTCGTATTGTTCAGGGTATAATTCAATATAATTATTTTTTAAAAAAGAACAAATATTTTTAGATAATAAATCTAATTGAGATATAGGTAAAACATAAGATAATTGTAATTCAGGGCTAAAAGCAATATTGTTTGCCGCATCATTCACTATAAAGTCAGTTTCAAAATGAGGAATATATTTAATCAAATCGTTAAATAGAGGCGGATAATGATAATTATATTTCCATTTCCAATTAGGGCATCCAGAAGAATAATATTTATAAACCCACTCTAATCCTTCCAAATAATTATTACAGAGATTTTTCAAAAAATCAGTATCATTTGTTTTAATATTTTCATCAAACAATGATTTATAATATCGTTTTTCCCAGCCATATTCATTGGGCGAAATATATTTTTCAATTCCACGATACATAACAGGAATATTCAAAATCAAATCATTTTGTTCTTTTTCTGTGGTATCTAACCATTGTCGTTTATCAAATTTATCTCTAACATTATATTCATTTAATAATAATTGATGTTCGTTTTTAGAAATTTCTTTAATAAATAAACCAACATTTTTCCATTGAATTGCCCCATTATTTTTAGAAATAAAATATTTATCATAAACATTACCAATATTCAATCTATAAATATCCATTAATGCTTGTATTCCGTGAGTTCTTATATTCATCGCTGGAAAATGTGGTAAAAAATCATTACCTAATAAAAAACAAAGAAACACATAATCTTGTACTCGGTGTTTATCAGGATTACTACAATTCATTTCATTCACTATGCTATCTGATAGCAAATCAATATCCAAAAAATATAATTCTGAATCATTATTAAGTATAGAAACAGGTATAGAACTTTTTATAAATTCAGGTGCTTCACGAAATACCCAAATATTCTTACAATATTTCAAATGAAAAATAGATAACATAATTAAATCAGCATCAAGCCCATATAGAGCAATATTATCATCTTTACAAAAACCACTTCTTATATATTCCATTAATTTATGTTCACCTTCACCTTGTAAATTGGAGCAAGAAACAATAATTTTTTGTAAATTATAATTTCGTTCTTTGTTGCTGAAATGTTTTTCAATACATTTTGATAGAAAGTTCATAAATTCAGTGCCTGGAGTAATAGCAGAAGTATTCCAATTAATATATTTAGATTGAGCAGTTATTTTGCTCATAAAATGAGATTTATAACGACGCGTTCGTTGTTGTTGCATTTTAGCGAAAGGTGCTACGCCATCAAACGCAATAAAAACAGATTTTGTAGGAATTATAGTTTGTATGTATTTTTCAATACATCTAATAACATTTTGGATGATTACATTTTCAAATTCACAGGAAGTTAAATGTTTATATTTTTCATCATTTATTAATATATTTACGGAATCATAAATAATAGAATTACAATCCATAAATAAGTGTTCAAACCCTTCATTGGTTTTAAAAAATTGTAAATTTCGTATAATATTAGGATAATTTTTAATAATATACGAAAAATAACTAGGAATTCCCATAATAGACTTTAGGATATATAGCGGACAATTTTTAAATCTTTTATATAAATTATTTTATTATAAAATCTATAAATATTATCTAATTATATATTTAATGAAATTTTTTATAAATATAAAATTTATAGTTATATTTATAACAATATATTGTATAATGAATCGTAAAAAAAAAATAGAATTACATAAAAATTCTATAAAACTAAAGACCGATATTGAAGAGCGGGATATTACGAACATAATAGAATTTATTGTTGAAAAAAATGTATATATACAAGAAATTATAAGAAAAACTATAATTTCAATAAAAAAGAATAAGTTGTATGAAATATTTAGTAATAACGACATTTCTCTTTCTATCAATGTTTTAACAGAATTATATGAAAAAACAAGAGAGATTGATGTAAAAATAACCGAAAAAAACAATGAAACAGAAAAAATAATTGAAAATATGCAAAAAATAATAGATAAATTATCAATGATAATATGCGGATTTGGAACATTATGTATAGATGATTTGTTATTTATAAGTTTTGGTTCTCAATTTAAAAATATAAAAAATACAAATGAAATAATAAACGATAAATATGAATTAATAAAAAAATACATTTACCCAATCGGATATAAAATTATTCATTGGAAAGATAAAATTAATTATAAGTTTAAACAAGACATACTATGTTGTGATAAAGTTACAGATAATAAAATGAATATTGAAGAAGCAAATATGTTTGAATGTTTTGATGTTGAACCTTCTATTAAAATATTTCATCAAAAAATTTATGGAATACGAGTAATAATACAAAATGAAATTCTTAAAAAAACATTGATTATTAATGGTTTAGTTGAAGATATACAATTAGAATGTTTAAATAATAAATATATAGATAAAAGAAAACAATTATTAACGAGTTATGCGAATTCATTAACTGAAAATGAAAAAGAAATTATGATACGAATAATCAATACATTGACATTCAAAGACATATTAATATATGGTGATATGGATGTTCATAAAAAAGTCTTTGGTATAATGGCGGAAATAAACGCAATAAAAACAAATAAATTAGATTTAACAATAAAACGATTTTTAGAATATGATATAACTTGTCAGCGTGATATGTTAGTGAATTTATTATTATATAATAAAGAAGATGAAATACAATATATATGTTATTTATTATATGATTTAATATCTGTAAATTCAAATGATAACAATGATAGCAAAGAACAAAATATGATATATGATAGTTTACCTTGGAAAATAAAATCATATTTTAAAGACGCAATTAAATATACAATGAAATATACTTATGATATGTCTCAAAAGTATGATATAAATAAAATATCACTAGAACAACAAATTTATTTGCTAAAAGTAGATGAAACAATAAAAGAAAAGGCTATGGCAAAGTTAAAAGAAATAAAAGGAAAACCAGATGAAGCAAATACAAAAGCAAAGCAATATCTGGAAGGTTTAATTAAAATACCATTTGGATATTATAGAGAAGAACCTATATTGAGAAAAATGAAAGACATAAATAATACATTTACAAAGATATTCAACACTAATGAAACGATGTTTCCAAATGAAATAACCAAGAAAGAAAAATATACAAGTATAGAAATATTAAAATACATAAAACAAATGAATAGTACTATATTTTCCAATGTTCTCAAAGATATAAATAAATTATTAAACGAAATGACAAAAAAACAGGTAACAAATATAATACAATATATAAATAATATCAAAAAACCAAAGAAAGAAAGAAAGAAAGTGTTAAATAGTAACGAAAACAAAATAGAATATATTATGAATTATTTAAATAGCTCAATTAATGAAGATACTACAATAATGGAAATTTATGATTTAATAAAAATAGGTTCTCCAATATCATTAACAAAAACAATAACAGAAATGAAATCGTTAAAAAGTAACATATTAAAAATAGAGAATAATATGAATGATATAACAAATATATTAGATGACTCTATACATGGACATAATCATGCGAAGAACCAAATTTTAAAAATAATAGGTCAATGGATGAATGGAGAACAAAATGGATATTGTTTCGGATTTGAAGGTTCTCCTGGTATAGGTAAAACATCATTAGCAAAAAAAGGATTAGCTAATTGTTTAAAAGATGATAATGGTTCATCAAGACCGTTTGCGTTTATAGCATTAGGTGGTTCTTGTAATGGTTCAACTTTGGAAGGACATGGATATACATATGTAAATTCAACATGGGGAAGAATAGTAGATATTTTAATGGAAACAAAATGTATGAATCCGATTATATATGTAGATGAATTAGATAAAGTAAGTAAAACAGAGAACGGTAAAGAAATAATCGGCATATTAACCCATTTAATAGACACAACACAAAATGATAGTTTCCAAGATAAATATTTCAGTGGAATAGACATAGATTTATCAAAAGTATTGTTTATATTTTCATATAATGACCCAGAACAAATAGATAAAATATTATTAGATAGAATACATAGAATAAGGTTTGAAAATTTATCATTGGATGAGAAAAAAGTAATCGTAAATAAATATATTTTACCCGAAATAAATAAAAAAATGGGTTTTGAGAACATAGTTGAAATAGATGAAAAACTAATAGAATATATTATATTGAATTATACAGTAGAACCCGGAGTTAGAAAATTAAAAGAAATATTATTTGATTTATATGGTGAAATTAATATTGAAATATTGAAATGTAACGATATTGAAAATTTTAAAACGCCATTGGTATTAACAGAAGAATTAATAAACAATAAATATTTAAAAACATATCACAAAATAGAAGAGAAAAAAATACATTCTGTAGGAGAAATAGGAATAATAAATGGTTTATGGGCAAATGTATTAGGTAGAGGTGGAATTATACCGATACAGACAATGTTTTATCCATCGTCAACCTTTTTAGAATTAAGATTAACAGGATTACAAGGGGATGTAATGAAAGAGAGTATGAATGTAGCCAAAAGTTTAGCTTGGAATATAACACCTTTAGAGAAAAAGAAAGAATTATTAAAAAATTTTGAAGAAACAAAATGTCAAGGTTTACATATTCATTGTCCTGAAGGTGCGGTATCAAAAGACGGGCCTTCAGCAGGAACAGCTATTACAATCGCAATATTTAGTTTATTTAATCAAAGAAAAATAAAAAATACAGTAGCAATAACGGGGGAAACTAATTTACAAGGCGAAGTAACTGCGATTGGAGGTTTAGATAATAAAATATTAGGTGGAATAAGAGCAGGAATACAAACTTTTATATATCCAAAAACAAATAATAGAGATTTCAATGATTTTATGGATATATATAGAGATAAAGAATTCATAAAAAATATTAAATTTATAGAAGTTGAATATATAAATCAGGTATTTGAGCACGTTTTTGAATAAAAGATAATAAAACAAAAAAGAAAAATATAATATACAAAAATATAATTGTATATTATAAAGAATTGATATTTAGATGGAATTGAATGTATTTACAATTACATATTTATTTTTAAGATTAGCACCATTTATATTAGTTTGTTTTTTTTCATTAGCTTCATTATTCAACCAAGATTTTAAAGGATTAATATATTTAATTGGATTAATAATAAGTTGTTTTATAACAATAATAGTTGGTTCTCCGATAAGTAATTATTTGAATACTATACAAGGATTAACAAAAAGCGAAGAACCTATATGTAGAAGTTTAATAACATTAGGAAATACTACAATTTCTAATTTACCATTAAGTCAAAGTATTTTTGGATTTACCTTTTTCTATTTGTTATTCTTTATTGGAATAATGAAAAAAGAAAATTATGTGTCTCAAAATATACCAACCATCGTGTTTTTTCCATTAATAATACTATTTGATATAGTTTGGAATTTATCATATAATTGTTATACATATAATGATATTATAATATCATTAGGGTTAGGAATAGCGTGTGGGTTAACATGGGCTGCTATAATAGATAAAACAAAATTATCAAATTTTCAATATTTTAATAAAGTTTCTGGAAATGCCGAATGTAGTAGACCTTCAAAAAGCACATTCAAGTGTAATGTTTATAAAAATGGTAAATTAATATCCAGTAATATGGGCTAATTTTAAGGATCAAAATATTTAAAATTATTATTAAACCATTCTTTCAATATAATAACTTGTCTTGCTCTAAACATATCATTCGCAATCATATGAATACTTTTATGTTTATCTTGATAATGTAATATAAAATTAAAAATAATATTTTTAGTAACAGCACTTGAATATTTCGCCTCTAATTCTTCATATGGAAATATAGAAAACCCTTTTTTCTTATTTACTTCATTATGAAATTTATAAAGCATATTTATTAAATCTTGTTTAGTTCTTATCATGGCATAATTATTAGATTTTAAATATTCAACCGCGTGACCTGCGCACATTGGACAAGGTAAATTAGCACAAATTGAATAAATAATATCCATTAGTTCAGCTCGTATTTTTTGGAAATTTTCATCTTTTATTTTATACGCAAGAGTATGAAATAGAAACCAAGTAGGTTCTCCCCATTTCATTTTTTTTGGTTGTGGTTCTGGTTCTGTTGTAACAACACTCTTTTCATTAGTATTATTATTTTGTATTATTCTTGTTTGTTTTAATGAATTAAAACTTCTAAAACTTATTAAATTATTAGAGTTAGAAATTATATTTGGTTGTTTATAAACATCATCATTTGAATTATTTTTACTAATTGTTATAAAATTCATTTTATTCATTATTTTATTTCTTATATAAAAGTGTTATATAAAATATAGAAAATAATAACTATATAAACAACTATAATAACTACCTAAATTTTATATTTATTGATTTTTACAATAAATATAAAAAAAATATATAATACTATTATAATGGAAACCAAAGAACAATTAGTAAAAACAATTAGAGATTGGGTTAAAATAGATAACGAAATAAGAGGTTTAAATAAAGAAATAAACAGCCGAAAAACTGAAAAAAAGAATTTATCAACTTTATTAATTGAAACAATGAAAAAGAATGAAATAGATTGTTTTGACATAAAAGATGGGCAAATTTGTTATACAAAAAAAAATATCAAAAAACCAATCACAAAAAAAGTATTAATGGATATTTTATCAAATTTTTATAATGGAGATATTGCTAAAGCAAGTGAATTAAATAATTATATTATAGATAATAGAGAAGAAGTAGTAAAAGAAACAATTGAAAGAAAAATAATCAATAAATGAATTTTACACTAACCCAAATTCAGGTATAGAATATTTATTATCATCTTTTACATATTTTGCTATAATTCTTGGATTTATTTTTTCACTCAAAATATCTTCTGTATTATAAACGTTGAAATTAGTATCAATATAGTAAACAATACCTTTAATTTCTTCAGCAAAAACCTCCATTTTATGATTTATAGCAGTATTGCTGGAAATTTCATTATCTTGTATAAGTCCATTTGGCGTTCCTTTTGAATGTGTTCCACAAAATTCACAATCATCTTTTCTTCTACGTGTACATTGTTCACCATTAGCCCGCTTTGCGTTACAACGATTTAACGAAGGAATAGAATTTTTTATTCTTTTACGTTTACTTAAATCTTCTTTTGCTAATGAAAATCGGTTATATTCATAAACATATTCTAATAATTCATTTATTTTTGTTTTTTCATTAAAATCTAATTCAGTAATTTTGTTGCGTACATGGTCTTTAAATGTAGTAACATATGTTTCAATCTTCTTATTAATACGTTTCTCCATTATATATTCAAAAAAATTTAAAGTCGGATTGCTATTATAATTACAAACAATTTTTTAATTCAATTTTTTTATTGATTTAAAAATAACAATATAAAGAATAATCTAATTCCAATCGTCAGGGCGGTTTTTTGTTCCACCATCATATCTAATAGCATATTTATTATCAATCATATATTCATTTACACAAATATTATCAACATATACATCTGCTAAAATTCTACCATATTTTTCTATAGAAATATTTTCCAATGTGACAATTTTATTCATAATTAATGTATTCAAAGCATCGCGGGATTTCAAAGCTAATTCTTTTTCAGCTTGTGTTTTGCCTTTTATTTCTGGTGCGTCAATGCCGTTCAATCTAATAGAAAAACGATATATGGTATTTTCTGTATTATTCGGTAATTTAGAAGCCAATGTAAATGTATCACCATCATACACCTTTACAACCTTACCACAAACAATTGGCGGAACAAATGGAACTGTATTTTCATAATTTATTTTATCTAAATACTCCATATTCATATGAAGACATTTTAGAGTTTCCAATGATATAAAGTTCTGGTTATTATTTATAATTTTTTTATTTGTAGAAACATTTTTTGTAACATTTCCGCTGCACAAAAAGCAAAAAGATAATAGTTTACGAAACATAATTAAAAAAGAATTTATTTAAAGATACAAATAAAATAAACAATCAATTTTTTATAAATTTATACATATTTTTGTAAATATTCATACCAATTCTTACCTACCATAGTTGTTTCTGCAACTTTTTTATAACCTTCTCCTCCACTATTATTGAGCCCAGGAATTGGAGGAGCATAATATTCTGCTAATTTATATTGATAATAGATATCTAATATTTTATCTAAATTTACTAATTCATTTTTAGAACGAATTAGCGAAAAATATTCCATTTGATGCGTAATAACAGCATTTTCATTTATTTTTTTAGCTTTTTCAATATTTTCAATAATAATTCTGTCATCTGGTTGCGTTTTGATTTGCCCACCAATGTAATAGTAGCCGCCATATTTATCAGCGAATTCTAAATAGCGAGTAATAACATTTGTTTCAATTCCTTCAAATAATTCTTGATTATTAGATACAAATGTATGTAATTCATTAAGCGTTGGTTCTTTTCCAATAAATTCGCTATAAATAGTAGTCATTTTCTTATATAATGTTATTTGAAATGTATTACATTATAAAATTATAAAAAAAAGGAATTCAATTTTTTTTATAATTTTAACACACCTAAAATAATTTATAAATTTTCTTATATATTTCAGAAGCATCTACACAAACAGATTTTAAATGTTGTCTGGCTGTACTTTTATCAGCAGGTTTGATATAAGCAATACGAATAATACTATCAGTATTATGTGGATGAAATTTCTTAAATCCACAAAATGACAATATTTTTTCTTTAACATAAAATTGTTCATACAATAAATATTCTAATACTTTACCTAATGTATAATCTTCATTTTCTAAAACAATATCATAACAATTTTCCATCATTGTTTCACTTATATTAATAGGGACAATGTCGCTATCTATTGCATTTATCATTTCAACCATTTTATTTTGTAATATAATACACGCTTTTTTAACCAAATCAATATTTTCATAAATACCTATACTTTGGACTACAAAATCAAAACTATCTGGAATAAAATGGCGTTGCGCGTCTAGTAAATAATAATTTTTCTTTTCAAACTCAATTTCTTCTTTAGTAGAACCATTTGCTTTTAAATTTGTTTCATATTCTTCCCATATTTCGTTTATTTTTACAGCATCTATTGTATTACCATAAGAACATTTTGAAACTACATTAAACATACTATTTTCCTTAGCAGTTCCGATGGAAAATTCGGCTTCCAATTTCAATTGTTCGCCTGGTATTCCATGACCAATTTTTGGTCGCAATCGTGCGAATTCAATAAATGAATTTGTTTTAGTACACATAGGAAATATTTTTCTTATTTCATTTTCAGTTAAATAATTGCCATTTGTTTTATTACGGATTTTAAAATGTTCAGTAGTTACATAAATAAGTTGTTCAGTATCATTAGTAACATCCACTTCTAATACATAATTACTAGGTAATAATTCCAATTCAGTAATATGAATAGGGATACAACTTAAACGATGTTTTAAAATTTCATTATGAAGACGAGACGTATTAATTAATATATTACATTGATTTTCTACGTATGTTTCGGTTTTAATTACATTAATAGGTATATCAGATAAAATTGTTCTGCGAATAGAATTGGCTAAACTGACATTTAACCCAGATAGTGTAAATCTATATACACCTGCTTCTTCTGAAATATTAGAAATATTTGTATTCATGATTATAAAATATAGAATGATTATTTTATATATTTTATTTGTTATAATAATTCAATTTTTCGTTTTAGTAATCAGTAAATTACTCTAAAACGTGCTTATATATAAAATTAACCCTCTCATTCGGCGTTAATAACCCCCATATAAATTTTATTTTATTATTCGGATTATTTACATTACTATGAAATTTAAGATATAAATAATTTGATATATTGATATGCTGTATATCTTGAAACATAATATGTCGTTTAAAAATTTTATAATATTTATTTGTAATGCTATATATTTCATCGCTTTTATAAAAAAATTCTTCTAAATCATTGAATAAAATATGTTGATTATAATAAATATAATAATAATTTTCAACCAATGAAAAATGAGAATAAAAACTTCTAATATCTTGTAAATGTTTTGGGCATTTTTTGATATAAGTATATGGAAATATATTATTAATAATAATATCATTTGGTATTTTTTTCAATAATTCAATTTTAATCATCGCAATATAAAATACAAAATATAAAATATATTCATGAATAAAAAGTATAAAAAATTTTTAATATATTTTAAATATTATAATGAAAATTTTGATATATGGTTCAAATGGTTGGATAGGTTCTCAGTTTGTTGAAATATTAAAGAATAATAACATAGACTTCTCTTGTGGAAAATCAAGAGTAGATGATAATGAAAATTTAATTGAAGAAATTGATAAAATAAATCCAACACATATTATATCTTTTATAGGCAGGACTCACGGCGTTATTGGTGAGAAAGAATATACAACAATTGATTATTTAGAACAAGATGGTAAATTGCTTGAAAACGTCCGTGATAATTTATATTCACCATTATTAATAGCTGAATTATGTAAACAACGAAATATTCATTATACTTATCTTGGAACTGGTTGTATATTTAAATATGATGAAGAACACCCATATGGTGAAGAAATTAATGGTTTTAATGAAAATGATTTACCAAATTTTTTTGGTTCATCATATTCAGTAGTAAAAGGATTTACAGACAGAATTATGAAATTATACAATAATGTGTTAAATTTAAGAATAAGAATGCCTATTACAAATGAAAAAAACCCAAGAAATTTTATAACAAAAATAACGTCTTATGAAAAAATTTGTTCAGTTCCTAATTCAATGACTGTTTTACCTGAATTATTGCCTATTGTATTAGACATGATGAAAAATGAAACAGTTGGTACGATTAATTTAACAAATCCCGGATTGATAAGTCATAATGAAATATTAGAAATGTATAAAGAAATTGTAGACCCATCATTTACATGGAAAAATTTTTCTCAGGAAGAACAACGAAAAATATTATCAGCGGATCGTTCAAATAATTATTTAAATACGACAAGATTAGAAAGTTTATATCCAAATGTATCAAATATAAAAAAATCTATTAGAATGATATTACTTGAGTATAAAATTAAATTACAAATTACTGAAATCGCAAATAAATTAAAGACAAATATTAATTTATTAATAACTGGTGGTTGTGGTTTCATAGGCAGCAATTTTATAAATAATTATTTTCCAAAAAATAAACTAAATAAATTGATAAATATTGATGCTTTATACTACTGTGCTGATATTAATAATATAAATGAAGAAATAAGAAATAACAATGACTATATATTTATAGAAGGAAACATATGTAATAATGAATTAATAACTAGAATATTAAATGATTATCAAATAACACATATTATCCATTTCGCCGCACAATCTCACGTTCAAAACTCATTCAATGATTCTATAAATTTTACTTATGATAATATTTTGGGAACACATAATTTGCTAGAATGCTGTAAACAATATGGAAAAATAGTAAAATTTATACACGTATCAACTGATGAAGTATATGGTGAATCAATGAATACAATAGATGAGACACATAAAACAGAACATTCGATATTATGTCCAACAAACCCATATGCTGCTACCAAAGCTGGTGCTGAATTGTTAGCACAATCATATAATCATTCGTTCAAGTTACCTATTATTATTACAAGAGGTAATAATGTATATGGTCCAAATCAATATCCAGAAAAATTAATACCGAAGTTTATAAAATTATTAAAAGAAAATAAAAAAGTAACTATTCAAGGTGATGGTAGTAATATTCGCGCTTTTTTACACGCAAATGATACAGCAAACGCATTTGAATTAATATTAGAAAAAGGTGAAATAGGTGAAATTTATAATATAGGTTGTGACGATGGAATGGAATATACAGTATTAGAGATCGCTAAAATATTAATTAATTTAATAAAACATACAGATAATTATGATGAATGGATAGAATATGTAGAAGATAGACCATTTAACGATAAACGATATTACATAAGTAATCAAAAACTAAAAGATTTGGGATGGGAAATTAAAGAAAGTTTTTATGATTCATTGCTGAAATTGTTATAATTTTTTTTATTAGTAATTGTATAATTATGTATAATTATACAATAAAGTATTTATTTATAAAATGCTTTTAATAATGAACTACATTCAGGAGGTAAATAATCATTTTCACTAATAGGAACTTTTACCATAGAATGAAATTTTTTATCTCTATTGAATAAATCACTTGTGTTTTTAATACATTCTTTAATATTTTCAGTGGTATTATATGGTTCAGTATTATATTGTTGATGTGAAAAACTTTTGATTTTCTTTTGAATAAAAGAAACATCACCAAAATAGCTTAAATGCCAACCACCTTTATTAAAAATACCAAATTTTGGAGCATGTCTACACTCTTGCGGAGTCATATTTGAAGTTAAATAAAAACTATATTTCAACATAACTGAATAATACCATCTATCTACAAATTTACTGGATAAATTATAATAGTAATAATCTTGTTCTAAACGAACAGCATCAAAATCCGGTTCAAATTCTTTTACTTTTGATAAACTGCTAGGATCAGGTATTTCATCAGCGTCAGAAATAATAATATAATCATTTGGTTCTAAAACAATTTGGTCTAACCCTTGTTGAATAGCGTTACGTTGGAAATGTTCATTTTTCCATTGTTCTTCAGCAGCAAAATCTATATTTGGTTGTTTATATGGTAAATCTACTAAAATATGAATAATTTTATCCGAATATTGAGCAAACAATTTTTTATTCTTTTCAAAAGATGGTTCTTTCGCTACGCCAGAAAATGTTTGTCTTGCTTCTACAATAACAAATTTATCGACAACACGATTAAGAACAGCCAATCTATATTTCAATAGGTCAACTTCGTTAGAAAAGATAAAACAGTCAATAATTTTCATATTATAGTATATAAATATACTATTAAAATCATTATTTAACTAATTCAATAAAATTTATTGTAACCCATTTTCTATTAGGTCTGTCTTCTAAAACCTTTGCCCATTCTTTGTATTCAGGATGTTCTGAAATATATTTTTTAACAATAAAAGGTTCTCCACATCCACAACTCATTTTTCCTAAAAAAGATAGTTTTGAGGCTAATTCACTATTTACAATTTTAGCATCTGTACAACCAAATGGATAAAACGGTTGTGTGGTTTTCTTTTCAGGTTCTGGTTCTAATTCTAAATGTTTACAAATTCCACGAGAATTCAATATGTGTTTCTTTAAAAACATATCATAATGGTCACTTAATATTTTTTTAGAATTCTCTAAATTAATAGAACCATAGTATTTTTTATTCAATAATTCATTTAATCTTGCGTTGCGAGAACCTGATGACGTAAATAAATTATCGTAATCTTTATCGTTTGTTTCGTTCTCTCTTAACTCTTCACTAATAGCCGAGTTCATACCATAAAATACACCATTCTTTGTTCTTTTAATATTCTTTTCTTTTAATCCTAATTCAAAGAGCATAATTTCATTGTTTTTTATATCACCTAATAGCCAAGAACAAGCATAATCGCCAGCATTTTGGTCTATCATTATTTTCACATAATCGTCTAAACTATTTCCATATTGCATAGCTTGGCGAATTCTACAAAAATATGGTGTTCCGAATTTTGGTTTGTAATTTATATCTCCAATAGTTGTTTCACATCCTATAATTCCACTACTACATAAAAACCAATCCGATGTGCTTGCTATAAACCCAGGAGATGTTTGCATTACAAATGGATTGCCATTACACGGAGTAATATATAAAACAATATTAAATAATTGAGCTGTAGCAAAATCACTATGCGTATTATGCCCCATTATTATATCACCATTTTCTGTAGAATTTCCACAGGCAATAAAAGCACTACAACGTTCTTTTTTATTATTAAAAACATCCCATAAACTCATCATTGCGTTCCATGATACCAAAAAATCTAAAGAAATGTCCAAGTCACCATACTTAGCTCCATCACAAATGCCTTGTAATTCCTTATAAAATTCAGGAAAATATTTTTTTATTTTTGGTTTGATTAATTTATTTGATTTTTTAATATATTTCTCTAATGAAATATGTAATTGTTCTTTCACGATAAAAGGAAGTATTTTGAGAACTTTTTTTATTTCATTTTTTAATAAATAACCGTGTGCAAACCCTCTTTCATAAGGTTCTCCAAATATATGAGCAACTATCCATCCTTCTTTTTCTTCAATTATTGAACCGTGTATTATTTTTTTCATTTCTTTTTTTTTCATTGAACCATTTTTTTTATTTCTATATTTTTTTGTTCCCATTATAATATGTATTGACATATTATAATAAAAAATTAATAATAATAACAACCAATATTATTTTATAGCAAAGTAGCATTGGAAATCATTAAGAATGATAATAATACGAAAAATAATAAAAATGGTAATAAAACTAATATCCAAGCAATATAAGTAGAGCCTGATTTACAAATTAAATTTAAAATCCAAGTCCAGAATAAAATATATAATATTTTTATTATAAAAACTAATCCAGTGCTTGATACATTGCATGTATAACTACCTAAACAATAACTATTAAAATTTCCATAATTATGAATAGCCATAACAATAATACTAATAATAGATATTACTAAATAAACATAGGCTGGTGTACAAAGATTTTTTAGTCCAACAATAGCCATATAGATATATTATAACTACCGAAAAAAAAATAAAATATACATTTCTATATTTTGTTAGTGAAAGTAACATTTTGTGAATTTGTATTTCTATCCATATTTTGAACACCTCTCATTATATTATAACCACCTAACGCACCATTTGTTGTTCCAAAATTACTATAAAAGTTGTTATTAGAAGGAATACCAAATGATAATATGCTATTGCCTCCTTTTTGTCTTCTTGAATTTTTACAGTTTTTGTATGAACGACGATTACCTCCTTGTTGCGTTATTGGCGTTAAACGTCCGGATAGCATTGTGCTTGGATTATTTGGGTCATTATTATAATTATTTGGAGAATAATAATGTTTGGTTGATAATTCACTAAAATTAGAAACGCCATAACCCCCTGTAAATTTCTTACGATATGTCTTATTTTTTGATTTTTGTATTTTTCGTAACGATTTTCTGGATTTGTTTTTTGCCATATATATTTCAATTACATAAAAAAATAATCCCCAATTTTATTTTTTATTCAATATCAACATGAGTTAACATATGTCTTCTACAACAAACATTATATAATCCCAATTCATCTAAAACAATTCCATGAGGTGTCTTATCCATATTTTCCTTAGATAAATAAACGACTTTATCAACAGATCCTTGTGACACATTATTTCTACGACGAACTTCTGCTAAATAATATCGATATTTATCAGCAAGAACATTACCACAAGTAAAACATTTAATAGGAATAATCATTGTGTATAAATTATAATTAGAATTACTTTTATCTTATTTTATAAATTCAATTTTTTAATCTGGTTATATATAAATAATAAAATGAATAACAAAATTTTATTGATAATTTGTTTATTAGTAATTATTATAATAAATTTAGCAATCAGTTTTTTCATTAAAACAAAAGAAGGATTAGAAACACAAGCACAAAAATATTCAACAGCATCTCAAAATCAATTGAAAACATTTGGTTTTGGCTCTGGATTTGCTGGTTCTGGAAGTAATGTTATTCAAACTGATGATACAGATTATAACAAAATGTATCAAGATAATCTACCTGTAAAAACAGCATTTGATAGTTCAAAAAGACTCGACCACAATAAATTTTATGATATTCCATTCACCGATGTTCAATATCATGATGATATAAACACTATTATGTCAAAAGAAGATTCCCAATATGGTTTAACAAGTAGAACAATAACTGTAAAAGATACATCTGGTAATACTTTTATTTTAAAAGTTCCTGAAATTCAAGGGTCTACATTATATTATGAACCCGGAAGTTATCGTTTCGGTGCTTCGTCATATGTTCCTAGTTACGAAGATAGTGTATTTTTAAGTAAAACTACTGGAATTAGTAGTCCAATGCCTATAAAAGAATCAGCATCAATGGAAGCAGGTTTTTGTAAACATTACAAAAATAATCCAGATAAATTAGAAGAAATATGTAGGTCTACTGATAAAAATAAATGTGGTTCAACTTCGTGTTGTGTTTTATTAGGAGGTTCTCAATGTGTATATGGAAATGAAAATGGGCCTTATATGAAAGCTAATTATAGTGATATATTTATCCGCAATAAAGATTTCTATTATTTCCAAGGTAAGTGTTATGGTAATTGTAAATAGTTTCAAACAAAATCATAACCTTTTGTAGTTTTTTTTCGTTGTTTAATCTCAATAGAATTATCATGATGTATTTTATCATGACAATTTCCACAAACAGACATTAAATTCGCTTTATGATTTTTATGAAAATGTCCTATAAATCCATCTTTGTCCGCTGTTTGTTGTTCAATTATATGATGTGTTTCTTCAGCAATTTCGGTTTTACATAATTCACAAATACCGCGAATTTTATTCGGATTATAAACAGTCTGGATTTTTGATAATTCACCGCGCGTTTCAGGAAAATATTTATTCCGAATAGAATAAGCTTGTTCTAAGAATTCTTCATTTAAATACAATGATTTGCACACTTCTAACCCGTATGTTTTTGTTCCTGGGCCATCTTTTAATTTTCTATCATAAACCAAGCAATCTTTTTCACGGTCATAAATTACAGACATATGATTTAATGATATGCGTTCTAATGATTTAATTTCATCATAATTAATAATTTCATGAAAATGTGTAGCAAATATAAAAGAACTGTGCTTTTCATGTAAATTCATCAACCCTGCTACAAAAATACTCAACGCACTTTCAGTTTCAGTTCCTGAACATAATTCATCGCCCAGAATTAAACTATTTGTATCAGCCATTTTTAGTATTATTCTTAATTCCGACATTTCAACAGCAAATGTAGATAATCCTTTAAAAATATTATCATTACCTAATATTCTTGAATATATAGCACTATATGGTTTATATTGAAATTGAGAACAAGGAACATACATACCTGCTTGTGCTAATATTATAGCAATACCCAAAGCACGAATTAAACTGGTTTTACCTACAGCATTTGTTCCGTATAATAATATACCATCTTTATTAATACCCAATGATATATCATTGGTTACATAAATCTCATTTTGTTGGATATGTTCTATTAAACAATGTCTTAATTCAACAGCATTTACAAATGACTTTTGAGAACCATTTTCACAAATTTCAGGTTTACAATATTTGTAATTCTTAGCAATATAACTTTTACATTGTAATACGTCTACTTTGGCAATAAATTTCGCTAGTTTTTCCAAAGTTGTAAACCATTGCTTATCTAATTCCTTTAAAATAGACATATAAGTTCCACCAATTAATATATTAATTCTTTCCTTATATGACAACATTTCTTTACAAATTTTATTTAAGCAAGACAATTCTATTTCGTCATTGCTTGTAGAAGCATTTGTAAACTTGATATCTTTTAAATAAAAAATTGTTTTTAACTCTGGTATGTCAATATAATAATCAGGATTATTAGTTAATAATTTCTTTATAATATTTTTCATAGTAGTAGCGCGAGTTTTTGTAATTTGTAACGATAAACCAGACTTTTCTGTTTGATGTGTTTTTACAAATTCGGTATCAGGATTTTGACCATTGTTATGCATTAGCAAATTCAATTTTAATTTTATACATTCAAATAACGCGATTTTTTCTTCTTGTTGTTGTGCCAAATCATCTAATTCTTTTGAAACACCTTTTCTTATTATATTTTGTTCAAATGATGATAATGAATTATTAATCTTACAATCTTCTATATTTAACATAGTATCCAAGTAACTTAAAACATTACTACATAAAGTATCAATATATTGATTAGAGTTTACAATATCTTTTTCTAAATCACTACATAAATAATGACAAATAGTTTCGTTTTCAGATAAATATTCATTTATTTGTTTTATAACATAAACCGATTTATATAAATAAAATATGGAAGAAGGATATACTTTTAATAAAACCAACTGTCTACATATTTTT